GAGAGGATGACATGTCCACGGATCGGGAAATCGTTGAGCTGATCGACAAGCGCCGCGAGCTGGCCGCCAAGGTGGCTGGCGTGGACATCGAGATCTGCATGGCACTCGGAGATCGTGATGGCGCACGCCGCGCGATGGAAGAACAGAAGGCGCAAACCCTCGCCCGCCAAGGCGCCAAGTTCGCAGCCTGGGAGGCGTGTCACTGATGGCAAATGCATGGTTCCGCGTCTATGCGGAGTTCGCAACGGACGCCAAAGTGCAGAGCATGCCAGAGGCAATGCAGCGTCGCCTGATGATGCTGTTCTGTCTCCGTTGCAACGACGTTCTCGCAACGTTGCAGGAAGATGAATTGCAGTTTGCGCTTCACATCAGCAACGATGAGTTGGCCGAAACGAAGGCGCTTTTCTTGCGTAAGGGCTTCATAGATGACGCCTGGAACCTGCTGAACTGGGACAAGCGACAGTTCAATTCTGATAGCAGCACAGAGCGCAGCCGCAAGCATCGCGAGGCAAAGAAGGCCGCCGCGAATGACGGCGCAACGTCGTGCAACGTTGCGGCAACGCCCCCAGATACAGATACAGATACAGATAAAGAACCTAACGGTTCTGTCGGCAGCGCCGACCGCCTGCCACGCTGCGACACGCAGGCAGTGGTGGACCTGTACCACGAGGTTCTGCCCGAACTGCCCGCTGTGAGGCTGATGAACGACCAGCGTCGCAAGGCCGTGTCTTTGCTCTGGAAATTCGTGTTGACGTCGAGGCGTGGTGATGGCGAGCGCCGGGCGACGACTGCGCCGGAGGCGATGGACTGGATCCGAGGCTACTTCACCCGAGCGCGGGACAACGACTTCCTCATGGGCCGTGGCTACAAAGCGCCGGGGCATGAGGGCTGGCAGTGTGATTTCGACTTCCTGCTGTCCGAGAAGGGCAAGAAGCATGTCATTGAGAAAACCCAGGTGACCACATGAACCACAACGATCTCCCTGTCGAGGAATTCAGCTACTCGCACGAAGCCGAATGCTCCGTGATAGGCGCTGTTCTCTCCGTTGGCCCCGATGCCTACGACGCCGCCAATCTGACGTCCACCATGTTTTTCCAGCCGCTGCACCAGACGCTGTGGACAGAACTGGAGAAGCTCGTGCTGGCCGGCAAGCACGTCGATGTGGTGGCGCTCATGGAGTCCATGCGCGGCGCTGACGTCGATTGGAACTACGTGCAGAACCTGACGGGCTCCTACGTGTCGGTCCGCTCCGCCCGTGGCCACGCCAAGATCATCCGCGACTACGCCAAGGCACGGGGCCTCAAGGCCGCTGCCCGCGCCGTGGTGGAAGTTGCAGCGGACGAGAGTCTCTCCATCGAGCAGCGGGTGTCCCAGTCGGTGACCAAGCTGGAGGCTGTCATCGAGGAGCGGACAGAGAAAGACGTTCTGCCGGTGTCGGAGTTCGTCGCTGACTTCCTGGACCGCCTGCAGGCCATGGCAGACGGCGACCTCACACCCAGTCGGCCGACCCACATCCCTACGTTGGACAACCTGCTGTCCGGCGGCTTCCGCGACGAGCAATTGGTGATCGTCGCAGCCCGCCCCTCTGTAGGGAAGTCTTCCTTCGCGCAACAGTTGGCATTGAGCCTGGCGCGCGACGGCATCCCGGCCGCGTTCTTCGGGATGGAGATGACCAGCCGTGAGTTGACCAACCGCACCGTGGCGAACGTGGGCCGAGCACCCCTGAGCGGGTTGAAGACGGGGAAGATGGACAAGGACGAATGGTCCCGCGTGACCGAGGGTGTCGAGGCCCTGCGCAACCTGCCTCTCTACCTGTACGACCAGCCTGCGATGACGCTTGCTGAGGTTGCATCCAAGGCGCGGAAGGTCGTGCGCAAGCACGGCGTGAAGGCCCTGGTGGTGGACTACCTGCAGCTCATGAAGGGCTCCGGTGTCCGCGCTGAGCGACGCGTAGAGCTAGAGGAAATCACGCGTGGCATGAAGCAGTTGGCGAAGCAGTTGGGCATCACCGTGTTCCTGCTGTCGCAGCTCAACCGCGAGGTCGAGAAGCGATCCAATCCGCGCCCTGTCATGTCCGACCTCAAGGAGTGCGGTGCCATCGAGGAAGACGCCGACGTGATCCTTGGCCTTTGGACGCACCGCAAGGGCAACGAGGGCGAGGGCGACATCAAGGGCTGCGTTGTGCTCAAGAACCGCGACGGCCAGACCGGCGAGGTGGCACTCCATTTTTCCGGTGCATACCAGCGGTGGGGCGAGTCTACCGAGTCCCTCGCGGCGTCGATTAAGAGCGCGACGGCGAAGGGCAGCAAGTACGCGGAGGACTTCTGATGGCAACGGCAAACCGTATTCGCTTCAGAAAAGCCGCCATCCTCGCCCGGATCCAGTGCGGCCCGGCCAAGCTGCTGGAGCTTGCCCATGGCTCCAAGAACCACAACGTTCGCATGCGCCTGATGCGTCACATCGACGCATTGGTAGAGGAGGGCTCCATCAAGAAGCTCTGGATCCAGGGCTTTCCGCACTACGTGCCAGCGGACTACCAGTCCACGGACGACGACCAGGTGCGCGCGCTGATGGAGAACTGCAGACCTGTCGATGGCTGCCTGGTCTGGGCTGGTCATGTGGATCCGCAGCGCGGCCCCATCGGACGCCTTGAGGGTGGTAAGCCCGTTTCCGTGCGCCGCTACATCTGGGGGGTGAAGCGGTTCACGCTGGGCCTGAATGAAGTGATCCGCATGCGAGAGGAATGCGAGCACGGCTGCTGCGAGTACGCCCATATGCATGTGGAGCGTCGCAATGCTGAAGCAAAGGGCCGGCCCCTTATGCCCGCTCACCTCAATGCCATGGCGACTGCTCTGCGCAAGCGGCTCGGAAAACTGGACTGGGACAAGGTGCGCGCAATCCGTGCGAGCGACGAGCCGAACAAGGTGCTGGCCGCGCGCTACGACGTGTCTTCATCGCTGATCGGCCAAGTCCGGCGGCATGAGCTTTGGGTGGAGCAAGGCGGCCTGTTCACCAGCCTGTTCAAGGAGGCGGCTTGACATGCGCGACCTGCACCCACTGGAGCCCGAAGAAGGCCGGGGCGATGGCAAAGCACCGGCTGGCCCCGTGCGCCCTGGGCAAGCCCTGGACGTACTACGGACCGGAGCACCAGTGCCCCAAGCACAAACCGGCTGCCGAGGATGTGACCGCTGCCCGAATCGTGTGGCTGCGGCGATCAAGCAAGTAACGACGAAAGGATGGGGAATATGAACAAGGCTCTCGAATATCTAGGCGTGGCCGTGGTGTCCGTAGGCGCATTCATGCTGCTCGTCTACTGGATCGGCAACTCGCACATCAGCAGCATCATCAAGGACTGCAACACCATGGGCCAGTCCCGCCAAGGTGCAACGACCATCGTTTGCACGGTGAAGGAGGGAGCATGACCACCCCCACCCAAGAAGACGTGATCCGATGGGCGCGTGAGGCCGGCATGAAACTGAGCCCGGCGCAGTTCTCCGGCGTTCTCGAATGCGAGACCGATGAGTTTCAACTTGCCGAGTTCGCCACCCTGGTAGCCGCAGCAGAGCGAGAGGCATGCGCGGCACTGTGCGCAGATACCTTCTACGGCAATGCTGGAGAACTCAACCATGAGCTGGCTGCGGCCATCCGCGCAAGGGGGCAAGCATGACCACCGCCCAATCCATCCTCAACGCCGCAGCCGGCCACATGCAAGCCCGCGCGGCCACCTACGACAAGCCCGAAGGCGAGCGCAGCATGGGCAAGGCCGTGCAAGCGTTCAACGCCATCACCGGGCGAGACTTGAGCGAAGCCGAGGGCTGGCTGCTGCTGGCCGTGCTCAAAAACGTGCGCCTGTTTCAGCGGCCGGGCTACCACGCGGACAGCGCCGAGGACGCGGTGGCCTATGGCGCACTGCTTGCCGAGGCGAAGGCGCGCGAAGTGGAGCAACCCGCTGCCGTCCCCTACATCGGCCCCGACCGGCGCCTCTCCAAGGAGGCGAGCCATGGCTGAGCTGAAAGTTTGGATACAGGCGCTGGCGTTGCTGGTGTCAATCTACCTGGCGGGCCGCAACGCCTGGGAGCGAAACTTTCAGGGAATGGCCGGCTGGACAAGCTCAGTCATTTTGATTGCGGCCAACTTTGGGGCGATCCATGGCTGAAAAGCGCACCTACAAGCTGGTGCATGCCGAAGCCCGGCGCCGCGCCGCGCAGGACGTGACTACCGCCCCCGATGGCTGGTGCGTCACGGTCCCCGAGCCCACGCGCAGCCTGGACCAAAACGCGGCGCAATGGCCGTACCTGGAAGGGTTCGCGCAGCAAAAGGAGCTGTGCATCAACGGTGTGATGCAGCGGGTCAGCAGCGACGACTGGAAGG